TGTTACAGCAAAAACACGTGGTCTACAAGCAGCCTACACGCTAGAACTTGCACAAGATCTCAAGGCAGTTCATGGTCTAGACGCAGAAACAGAATTGACAAACATTTTGTCAACAGAAATTCTTGCAGAAATCAACCGTGAAGTTGTTCGCACGATCTATGCAACAGCAAACATCGGTGTAACTGGCGCTTCTTCAGCTGTATTTGATCTTTCAAAAGATACAGCAAACAACGGCACATCAGGTCGTTGGCAAGTTGAGAAGTACAAGTCACTATTGTTCCGCATCGAACAAGCTGCTAACAAAATCGCAAAAGACACCCGTCGCGGAAAGGGCAACATGGTCATCGTCTCAACAGACGTTGCATCAGCCCTTGCAATGACAGGTCTTCTCGATTATAACTCAGCATTGTCAGGAAACACAAACCTAGCAGTTGACGACACAGGTAACAGCTTCGCTGGTACATTGTTCGGACGCATCAAGGTTTATGTTGACCCATATTCTGTATCTGGCACCGACTACGTCGTTGTTGGCTACAAGGGTACAACTCCTTATGACGCTGGCTTGTTCTATTGCCCATACGTCCCACTACAAATGGTACGCGCTATCGACCCAACATCTTACCAACCAAAAGTTGGCTTCAAGACACGTTATGGTCTCGTCGCAAACCCATTCGCAACAGGCGCTGGAACAGGTGCACTAGCAAACAACTCAAACTTCTACTATCGTAGATTTGAAGTTCTAAACATCAACCAATAATTGATGTGCTAGGAAAGTATTTGCCGACTTGATAAGAACAATAAGGCAAAACTACTGAGGGGGAGCGAAAGCTCCCCCTTTTTTATTTGTAAAGGAAGAAAAATGATATTATGCCATCTAAACAAAATAGGCGTGTTTTTCGCACCTAAAACTGGCAGTACATCCCTTCATAAATTGTTTAGCAATTATACTACAAATTTAAATAAACATGATCATATTACATATGAAGAATTGTTTAACAAACATCCTGAACTCATGTCATACGATTTTTATGCATTTTACAGAGAGCCTGCTGATCGCCTGCTAAGCGCATTGCTGTTTATAAAACAAAAACGAAAACCAGATATGTTCCGAATCATTACAGGAACTAACCCAGAAAGACCTGATCGATTATCAGAAGAACAAACTAGCGTAGTCGACAACTATTCAGTATGCAAAATGTTAGAAAATTTTTCTTTGTTTGATCCTGGATTAGATTTAGAATTTAACTGGCTTCTAAAACCTCAAGTTCACTGGCTAGATTATAAATCCATACAGCTACTCAATTTTTATGACTATGACAATGAAGTACAAAATCTATTACTCAAATTTCAGTTCATTCCAAACCTCACATTTAAAGCAAATACAACTATTCACCCCAAAGAACCAGATATTTTCAAAACATGTCAACAATTTGCTACAAATTACTATAAACAAGACTATGAGTTTTTCGAAGCTAGAGGCATACAATTTACCTAAATATAGTTTATGGCGAAGATTATACTTCTCAAAGATCTGAAGGATATTCGCGCTGAGAAAGAGCGCGAGTTGGCTTACTATACCGAGCGTCTAGAGAAGTTAAACAATAAAATGTTTTTCATTCGCAAGGAGATTGAACTGACAAATTTTATCATCGAGCTGATTGAAAAAGAAAAGATTATCGATCTACGGAAAATACTAGATGACAAATAAACAAAATAGTCCCTCTTGTTTGCATTGCGGGAAACCCGTATCAAAAGATTTCTTTTTCTGCGATAAAATTTGTAATGAAAGATACAAAACCAAGAAATGGAATAGATCATATATTCCTAAAGGTTCAACTGCTGGGACGTTTAAGAAATAATGACAATACTAACTCGTAATCCAGAAAACACAGATCTACTTCAAAGTACCAAATTTCGATTAACTTTTGATCGTCTTCCTGGGGTAACATATTTTTGTCAAGTTGCAAATTTCCCTGGTGTTTCATTGACAGAAGTTATTCGTTCAACACCATTTGTTGACTTGTATGTTCCAGGAGAAAAGTTGATTTATGATACGTTCAATATCACATTTTATGTGGATGAAGATCTAAGAACTTGGTTAGAATTGCATGATTGGATGAGAGGAATTACATTTCCGACAGACTTCAAAGAATATGTTGGTTTGTCAAGAACAGCTAAACAAGCAGTTCGTTCATCAACAACAGTTGACACTCAGTTTCTTAGAGATCAACTTGAAAAAAGACCTCAGTATGGAAATGCAATTTTAACAATTTACACTAACAAAAACAATCCAAATATTCGTGTTAAATTCTACGACATTTTTCCAACAACACTTTCAACAATATTGTTCAACACAACTGATACCGCTGAGAATATAGCAATTTCTGACGCTACATTCCGCTTCAGTTATTATGATTATGAAAGAATTAGATAGAATTTCCCATTCATCCTCGACATAGTCTAGTATACCGATTTGTTAACTATTAGTCAAGCTCTTGCTTTAGGTTTACTTTATCATTAAAAAATAGTATAATGATACTCTGTTTGTGCACTTTTGTATTTTATATGTATGAAAATTGAAACACCTCCTTTAGAAGCAATCATGGAACAGTGGGAAAAAGACTCCGATGTAGATACAACGGAGCCAGGAAAAGAGATCCTGCGCATTCCATTACTTCACAACAAATATAACAAATACTTGTCTTTGCATAATCTATCCGCAAAAAGAGCAGGTCTTGAATTGGATAAAGTCAAAAGGCTCAAGTGGATGTATTACACTGGCAAGTTAGACCAAGAAGAATTGGATAAACTTGGATGGGAGCCATTCCGTTTCACGCTCAAGTCTGACATCTCTGTTTATCTTGATGGTGATGATGATTTAAACAAACTCAAACGCAAAAAAGCATACCATGAAGAAGCAGCTAAGTTTTGTGAAAACGTGATGAAAGAACTTAACAATCGCACGTGGCAATTGAAAGAATACATGGGCTGGGAGAAGTTCATACAGGGTGCTCGTTGATGTGTGATGTGAAGGTTCAACAAATCAATAACATCTATGTTCAGATAGAAGCTGATGATGGCATTCTGCAAGAAATGTCAGATTTTTTCACATTTTCCACTCCTGGATATCAATTTTCGCCAGCGTTTAAGAATAAATATTGGGACGGCAAAATTCGGCTGTTGAATCTCCGCACCAAACAAATTTATGCAGGTCTCGAACGTTATATTCGAGAATTCTGCAAACAAAGGAATTACTCTTATGAATTCGAAGAAGACAAGGAAGTCTATCCGATCGACACGAAAAATCTTGCGTCTGCGCTATCTTTACCTATTGAACCTCGTGACTATCAATATTTGGCTTCCAGTTATGGACTTACGAAAAAAAGAACTGTACTCGTTTCACCAACAGCGTCGGGCAAATCACTCATCATCTATGTGATGATTCGCCACCTGTTGAATACAGGTAAAAAGCGCGGATTGTTAATTGTTCCTACGATCAATCTTGTCACTCAGATGTATAGTGACTTTGCGAACTATTCATCTGTAAATGGATGGGATGTAGAGAAACACTGCCAGAAAATTTATGGCGGCGAGAGTAAAATTCCAGACAGTGATCTGGTCATCTCAACTTGGCAAAGCATCTATGAGATGCCCAAGAAGTATTTCTCTCAGTTTGATTTCATCATTGGCGACGAAGCACATACATTCAAAGCCAAGTCGTTAACCGCGATTATGACCAAACTCATCAACTGTGATGTGCGCATTGGCACCACAGGAACATTGGATGATAGCAAGGTCAATAAATTAGTTCTTGAAGGATTGTTTGGTCCAGTTTTCAAGGTAATTTCTACAAAAGAACTTATTGAGCGTAAACAACTTGCTAATTTTAATATCAAATGCATTGTTCTCAAATATCCTGAAGTAGTCTGTAAGTCAGTCAAAGGTTTCACTTATCAAGATGAAATGGCATTCTTAGTTCAACATGAGGGTAGAAATAACTTCATTCGTGATCTTGCTTTAAATTTAAAAGGAAACACGTTAGTTTTATTTACTTATGTAGAAAAACACGGTAAAATATTATATGATTTGTTAACGAGTTTAGCAAAAAATAGAAAAGTGTTTTTTATTCATGGTGGGGTTGAAGCAGAAGATCGTGAAGCAGTGAGACACATCACCGAACAAGAAAACGATGCAATCATTGTAGCAAGTTTCGGAACGTTCTCAACTGGCGTTAACATTCGTAACCTACATAATATTATATTCTCTTCTCCAACAAAGAGTAAGATTCGAGCGTTACAATCTATTGGTCGTGTGTTACGTTTGGGCGAGAACAAAGAAGAAGCTGTTCTCTATGATATTGCTGATGATCTCCGCTATGGTCCGTATACAAACTTTACATTAAAGCATTATGAAGAACGTGTCAAAATTTACAGCGAAGAAAAGTTTACATTTACTACAAACAACGTAAGGATTAACTAATGTCAGAACCTACACCAGAATACGGAAAGAACTATGATGATTTAAAATTTGTCAGGCTTCGCGGTTCTTATCCAGAAGATTTAATTGGAATGGTGACATACAAAGAAGAATGTATTGTGATTCAAAATCCACTTCGTGTTGAAATGGAAACAGCCTTTGAAGAAGGAAGACAAATTCTTTCACTGCAAGAGTATCTTCCTCAAAGTATTATTGAGTTAAAAGAAGTTGAAATACCAACAGAAGATGTTTTGTTTGTTACACCTGTTAGGTCAGAATTTTATGAGCAGTATGATTATGTGTGTGGATTTTTTTATACTGACGAAGCTGAAAAGAAGGCAAAAGTCAAAGCACATAAAGAGGCACTTTCAGAAACTGCAGCAAAAATGGAAAAGGTTGTATCAATTCTTGATGCAATGCAAGCTAAAAAAGACAAACCAGTGCACTAAAGGATAAATCGTGGCTAAGAATCATTACATTAATAACAAAGACTTTCTTCGTGAGATGACAAAGTATCGAACAGCAATTCGGAAAGCAAAAAGGCTTGGGCAACCAAAACCTCAGATTCCAAGATACGTCGCTGAGTGTTTTATGAAGATTGCTGAAAATCTTTCACACAAACCCAATTTCTTGTCATATACCTTTCGCGATGAAATGGTGGCTGATGCAATTGAAAACTGCGTGATGTATGTTGACAATTTTGACCCAGCAAAATCAAGCAATCCGTTTGCTTATTTTACTCAAATAACGTATTATGCATTCTTACGTCGCATTCAAAAAGAAAAGAAACAATTGTACGTCAAATATAAAGCAACTGAGAATGTTGGTGTTCTTGATGAGTATGAATTGAATCAAAACGAAGACGGAACATTTAGACAATTTGAACTCTATGATAACATTACAGAGTTTATTGATAATTGGGAAAATGCTCGTAAAGCAAAGAAAGCCAAGAAGCAAGGATTGGAGAAATTTGTAGATGAAGATAGCAATTCTGGGTGATACACACCATGGAATGCGAGGCGACTCAATAGCATTCCACAATCATTATCGTGATTTTTATACAAACACATTCTTTCCATATCTTCTAGAAAACGATATCAAGCATGTTGTTCAGCTTGGTGATCTGTTTGATCGCCGCAAATATATCTCATTCCAAACGCTTGCTCTATGCCGCAAGTATTTCTTTGAGCCATTCTCACGATATAACATTGAGTGTCATGCACTTCTTGGCAATCATGATATCTTTTTCAAGAATACTCTTGAAGTAAACTCACCTGAACTGCTTCTTGGCGAT